TTGTTAAATCCGTCTGAATAGTTTGGGTTAAGCCTATTTGTTCCGTATTGTAGTTTAATGCCATTTTGCGTAAATTCAGTATCAAGTTGCGCCCCAGTCTTGGTTGAACCTCCAGAATCTAATTTGTCAGTATTTACAGTGTCAAAGGCACTTGCTATACGTTCCTTTGTATTGCCACCTTCATCTGTTTCATTTCTTATCAGGTTAGATATATCTTGCAAATCCTGTGACATATTTAATCTCCTATAATTTTAATATTTAACCTATTATTGAATTTTGGCTTTGAACCACTTATATTAAATAAAGGGAACTTATCAGACTTTGCCTTTAAATAATCGATACATTCCATAAGATATTTATCGGCAACAGTTAGCGCATCTTTCTCTAGTACTAATCTTTCCTTCAGCTCTGCATTCTTAGAATAGTCGTCAACTTTAGTTACCGTAGCATATCGGGTTACTGTATAATTATTATTCTTTACAATCTTAGACCATACATAGTAATTTAATGATTTTACTAATCCGTTAAGCTGCCTTTTATAGTTAGACCCGCATACCTCAGCTTCATAGGTACCTCCATTTAGAAGTGTGTCATATTCTACCGGATATCCTGATTTGTCTTCTGCATTAACATACTCAACCAGATCAATAAATAATGATTCCCCTATTTGAGATTTAATGTTTATTTGTTCACATTCATCTATATATGGATCTATCCTATTATCATCAAGCTTGCTACTTACAAATCTTGCAGCAGTTGACTTTATATTCTCACTGGATGTCAGATGTTTCACTTGATATATATTTTAATGGTTCAATAGTAAAATCAGATGTTGGTATATCCTGATGCCAATTTTTAAATATTCTATCAAAAGCGCGTTCTATCATTCTTCTTTCTGTACCTGTAATAGAAGAATAAACATCATAAGCGTCTCTCATTATATCAGAACTAAAACCTACACTTCCTTTTCTTAATCGGTGCCATACCTCTTGCCCAAAAGCTGCATATATTTTTTCACAGGCAGCATCTGTAGTCACCGTAAAATCTTTATCATAATTAGCTCCCTGCAAATCAAACACCTGTGGTATTTCTTCATCGTACTCGGTTTCTAATACTACCGCCTTCCCTGTATTTATATCACCTTGTACATTTGCTATTGCTTGGGCTATTTCATTTCCTCTTTCGTCTTTTTTTATTCCGTCTTCATCTTCTTTTTGTGGTGAGTCCTGTCCTTTCTTAAATACAATTATCTTACTCGGCAAGAAATTGCATCTAGTATTTCTGTATGCTATATTTCCTAGACCTTCTTCCGTACTCATCTGAGTTACCACACTGTCATATATAGCTTTTGGGTATTCCTGCTTTCCGGCAGATGAGAACCATAATACTTGACCGTTATATTCATATATCCCTCCTGCTCTTTCAATCTGAGACATAATAACTTCTCTATCAGGATTAAACCTATCTAGATATTCAATACTTTCTACAGTTGGCTTTAATATTTTATTATTGCGTTTTTTCTTTCCTGTCCAATCAGGAAATACAGCTATTTTAGAGCTATATCCGTTATCGTCTTCTTCCCCAAGACGGCAATTTTCAAATGGTATATGGTTAATTTCTATTATTTCCCCAATAACATTATAGTTTACATGTAATGCGTAACCGCCCCAATTGCCTAAATCCTCAGATATTGACTGTAGAATATCATCAAGGGTATCGCCATGACGGTTTACTATCAACGATGCAAGTGATTCATCTAAGAACCCATTACCCTGTATAAATTGAACATATCTATTTAAGCATGTTGTTCCCGATTCCGAACAAGCTACAATTGATTTTATCTCTTGTGGGTATAGATTATTATAACCATAAGCTATTATCTTAAGGTTGGTAATATTCGGATATTCAATCCTTGGTTCTGTTCGTTTTACGGTTTTTACATTCATGGTAAATCCTATTCTATAGGTTCATTAGATTTCGGCTCTTTTCTCTTTTTAAATGTTTTTTTCTTTGGCTCGTTGTCTTCAACTGTAACCGGAGTAATATCGGATATTGTATCTTCATTTTCATTATCCAATTTATCCGGGAACGATTCAAACTTAGATATTGCATTTGGATATTTTTTTAGATATTTAATAGCAATATCATCGGTTAGATTTGCCCTAGTATAAACCTGAGGATCACCTGCTATATGAATTAACTCCTCTCTTTTTAATATATATTTACCCATTTTCTTTATTCCGTTTTGTTTAACATAAATGTATATCTCAATAAAAGCATCTCGATAACATTGATTACAACTACTTCTATTGAAAGACTTTGATAATATCCTTTCGTAATAGGAATCAATAAATGATTTATCCGAAGATGAAAGTTCGCCCGATTGGTCGAAACGAACTTTCATATCTTCTATCCTGTTTAACAAATCAACCATTATACAGTAGTTAAGGATTCTATCTTAGCTCTTGTAGTAGCGATATCAGTATCAAAATAGAACATGCCGGAACGAGGGGCTTTTGTTTCTGTCAATACGACATTCCATCCTCCGTCTGTATCTTCTGAATACTTATCATTTTCGAGTGTTGCAGCCCTCAATCCTTGATAGAAACCATACACTTGGAAAGTAGAATCACCGGGTTTTGTAGCTTTGTTTGTATTCTTGAAATTGTTTTCTAATATACATACAAATTTACCTGTTGCCAGACCGTCAATTATATTTTCGCAAACATCAGGATCGTTATTAAGAATAACTATCCCTACGTTATTTGTGAATGTATTTCTATTGGTGCCAACTTCCATTGTTGTGGTTGTTCCACTGAAAGGCTTATTCCCGCTTACGACTATCTTATAGGCTTTTTTACCTGTTTTTAAACCTATTTTAGTAATCACATTTTTGCGTCCTGCAACAGCAGGAGGGCCAACAACATCGGGCTCATACTCTGTTTCTGAGAAATCAATGTCTTTGTAGTTTATTATAATACCCTCCTGATCCAATCCCATAACTAATGGGTTAGAGCAGTCCTGTTGAATGTCTTGTTTGATTATTTCATCACAATATCCCATAATATCCCCCTTTCTTAATAAGCAAATTGGATCAATTCATCTTGCCATGTCAACGTACCCATCTTGTCACGACCTAGTATCTTATTAGTCTGGTCGTCTTCTGAGAACCAAATTTTAAGATCCGGCATAAGATTGCTTGATTCAAAACCTACTTTAAGATTATCCTTAGTACAGAATAATGCTCTATGAGGCTTATTCAATGTGGTACCATTATCTTCGAAAGCTTGGATCATCTCATCCCATATAGGAAGACGTATTAATTTTTCACCGTTATATTCAGTAGCGTACGCCAAGCCTCCGAATAAAGATTGCCATTGAAGATCAGAACCCTTGTTGTTAGCTTTAATATCGATTGCCAATGCATCAGCAAATGATTGTGTACATAGAATGAATCTTCCTTCTGCCTGACGTAAGATTGGATTAGCATTGTATACCAAAGCATCTATAACTCCGGTAGCTGCTCCCGATGCCCTCATATTGTCGCGCTGAGCTGTATAAGTTGCAGCGGTATTAGCTGCAATAGTTACTCTTTGTTTTGTATTTGCAGCGGTAATAGCAAACAGTTTCTTAAATAAACCGTCAGCCATTGTAAAGAATTTTACATCAATACCGTCCTTAATAATACCGCCATCATATACATTTTGAGCTGCTTTATCTCCAAACCATGATACACGCCAAATCATTTTCTCAATGGCTGTTTTTAGTCTTGGTTCAATAATATAACTAAGTAAATCTGTTTGCGTTAGATCCGCGCGATCGGTTCCGGTCTTCATGCTAAATTTAGCAACTGTAGATTCAAAATCATCGGCACACATTTCTTCTGCAACGACAATACGCCCCAGCTCCCATATCTTTTGTTGGGTTGCCAGATTTGTATTGTTAAATGTTGGACGGCACATTGCCTTATCTTCTCCTAGAAGACCAAACTCACCAACACCTCCAAGGTGAGCCCCATTTAAGACGCCATAGTTAAGATCAACGATCTCATTTATTGCTCCGGCCTGTAGTACCTCAAGAAACAAAAGCTCTCTTAAGTCACGGATTGCCAGATTATCGGGCGTCAATTGATTAATATTATTTAATGCTGTACTTCCCATTATTTCACTCCTTTCTGTTTTAATTCGTTTATTCTATCTCTCAGAGAGTTAGATGCTTCAATCTTTGTTTCCTTATTGCTTCTTGATTGTGGTTTGTATGCCGAAACCTTATCCTTGAATACCTTCTCATAGCCTCCGCACATCTTAACTGCATTGATAATCTTAAGATCCTCTTTCGTACGTTCGTTAGCTCTGGCAGCAACTAATTGCTCCTGTAGAGTTTCTACCTGAGTTTGCAATTCCTCAACAAGCATTTCAATTTCATTTGCAGCTTCATCAACTGTATCCGCTTGCGCGCTTGTATCCGGTTCTACTATTTCAGTAATCACACCATTTTCAACAACGATAACAGTTCCATCAGGCATTGTGTGAGATCCATCAGGAGCAGCGTTATCTCCAACTTGCGGGCTTCCTTCTGTTCTGTCAATAGACAAAGTTCCTCCGTCTGCTGTGGACAAGTCCATGTTATAAACTGTCGGTTCTTTTTTAGCACTTACACCGAAATATTCGCGTAATATGGTGCCAAGACCTTTTTTTTCACTCATTTTTACTTCATTTTTGTTAATATTTATATTTATTTTAGCGAATGCAATTTGTTTCGATTCTGTCGCAAGTCCTATAGATACAGCCTGTGAAGGTGATATATACGTTTCCCTATCCATAAGATCTGAAAGAACTTCTTTGCTTATATTGGTATATTGAGAATATATATTCTCCATTTCTGTCTCTTTACTCTTTACGAAGGTTGCAAGTTCTTTAAGCTCATCACCTGTTCCGCATGCGCCTTCGATATATGGGTTATGTATCATTTGAGGACATCCTGCTATCCTTTTAGATCCAGCCATAAAAACGATAGTTGCAGCAGAAGCGCAATTGTTTACACATTCTGTGATTATCGTCTTGCCTAAACCTTTCAGATAATTGTATATGGAAATACCTTCGTCCAAATCACCCCCAAATGAATCTATAAGGACATGTATTGTGTCCCCAGACTCCTTGTTTGCTTGTTCGATTACAGAAAGAAGATTAACCTCTCCTTCTCCATTTCCTATTATTCCTTTTATGTTTACCATTTATAAATAATTTGATACTTCAAATGTATGAAATAAAAAACCTACTATTTAGAATCATTCCAAATAGTAGGTGTAATAAAAATTGCAGTATGTAACTTATCTATAAATCCTTACACATGTTTTTTATTATCTGATAAAAACGCCTTTCACTTATGTTGTATTGGTCGCATAGGTACGCTTCAATATACGCGACTTTATGTCCTTCAGATTTTAGATTCATGTAATCATTGAACATTTCTAAATGCTGTATATCCTTCGGGCTTACTCCAACATCAGCCAGTTTTTCCAATGCGGGTTTTGCCAATAATAAAACTTCATACGCTTTCATATACTCCTCGATGTTTCTAATATGGATATTCTATTATTTACATTATCTATTTCCTGAACAGATACTACAGGGTTAGGCAAAGATTGAACCGCTTTTGAAAATGCCCTTGATAACATTTCTTCTCCCATAACCTGATTTGCTGTATCCTGTGTTGATATAGGAACTCCACCGCCTATCTGATTAAATGCTGATAGCACAGGAGAAAACATAGATGTTGCACGTGCAGTTAGTACACTCTCTCCATTACTTAAATATGCAGAAATACTATCTGATGTTCCTGAGCCTTCACCGCTAACATATCCACCTGTAGCAAAAGAAGGAGCTTTAGGCTGTTTTTCAGAGCTTAGATACTTCTTGGCTTTTGCTATATTAGATAATATTGTAGCTACTGTAGTTGCAATAGCGACAAGATTAGCTGGGAATGGTCCTGCTTTTTGTGCTTGTGCAATACCTGTGGTAAGGGCTGTAGCTGTATCAATTCCTATTTGATATAAAGCCATCGCCTTTGCAAATACAGCAAACGCCTCATTATCTTCGGCAAGAGATGTAAACAGTTCTTCAAATCCTCCGGCAATGGTAGATACTGCCTGCATATATTTAGTTTGGCTTTCTAACTGATATTGGAATAAATCATCTTCCAGTTGTTTTAGTTGGCCTTGAAGCACAAGTTTTCTATTCAGGTAATCAACATCACTTTCATTTTGCAACTGTGAAAGAGATGCAATTTCCGCTTGTTTTGCTGCTATCTGCAATCCTAGTGTATTCTGATTATTTAATTGGGCTTGCATTATATCATTCTGATACTGCTTTTGTGCCTGTTGATTCCAGTAATCGAAATATTTTTGTTGCTCCTCATTCTGCAATAAGGCATATTTATCGTTTATGGCTTTTTTATCCGCCCCGGTCTTTTCTGCTGCATCAATTTCTATTTGTCGTTGGATATCTAACTGCTGAATACGTAAGGCAAGTTCCTGATCGCTTCCTTGCTTGACTGCCGATAATCTATTTTGGATATCCGTATTTAAGATCTCAATCCTTTTAGACTCGGCATCCTTCATTATTTGAAGTGACTTATCCGCTAATTCTTTATCAAGATCTATTTGTTGCTGATTTGATTTCTCTTTTATCAATTTAATTTGTGAAGCCGTAAGTCCTTTTTGAGTCAACTCAAATTCTTTTGACTTCTCTATATAAGCTTTCTGTAAATTGAAGTAATTACCTAAAGCATTCAGCCTTTCATCATAAGATTTTTCCTGATTATCGGCAATATCTTTATTGCTTTTTATTTCAGTCTCTAATCTAAATTTTGCAAGTTCTATAGCAGCTTTTCTTTCTTCTTCTGCTGCTTTTTTCATCTCATCAGTCAATACAGGTTTATTCTTACCGGATTGTTTAGTGCTCGAATCGGTACCATTGACTACATTAACAGGAATATCAATAGGCTTAATATTACCTGATAGTGTTTCTTCTACTGATTTTTTCGCTATATCCTTAATATTATCCCATGACTTCTGAAACCTGTTAGTAGTTTCTTTCATCCCCTTATCTACAATGTCAGGTATAGACGAAAATTCACCAGTAAGTAAAGCCTTGAAGGAATTAGCTAATATCTTAGTCAAATCCAAAGCAGAGCCAAATAAGACTTTTACAACCTCCAACAATGAGCTAAACGCAAATGTAATCGCATTAACACCGCTTCTTACATACATTGATTTATTGTAGATTTCAATAAACCAATTTACTATAGATATAAGACCCTTAACAATACTTGTAAGTGATTCTGTGGCAAATATTTTTGCGTTTCCTATCAATGATTCAAACGTTCCACCTGTCTGATCGAATAAAGCAGAAACAACATTCTGTAGCTCTACATTTGCATTTAATTGACGTTCCTGAATTTCCCCTAGCTGTCCTGTTTTCTTCTTGACACTATCGATATTCGTGTCTATGTCTTTTAATGTTTTCAGATATTGAAGCCCTGCATCTTCTCCGGCACCTCCGAAAATATCGGCTATCGCTGATCCTACCTGTTTGCTTTGTTCCGGGTATTCGTTAAGCTTTTCGGATATATCCTGCATTACTTCAAAAGTAGTCTTGGCTCCACTCTGTAAATCCTTCTGAACCTGAACGGATGAAATGCCAATACCCTTTAATGCATCTGCCGTAGAAGTATTCATTTCACGAAGCCGTAAGTTAGCTTCTTTTATTGCATCAATCCCCTTGTCGGAAAATACACCCTGATTCCCTGTTTCTGCAACTATAGCAATAAACTGATCGGCTGATATACCCGCCTCTTTAAAGTATGCGGGATATTCTTTTAACGTACTCAGGTATTCACCGTTGGCATCGGCTCCCGCTACAAATCCATCCTTTACGAGTTTTAAGGCTTCCTGATTGGTAATTCCGAATTGTTTCGATATAGCATTAGAAGCCTCGAGAACCTCTTTGAAGTCTTTATTGAATGTTTCTGATATTCCGGATACTTCATTGCGGTATGCCTTAAGATCATTCCCAGATAGTCTAGTAAATTGTTTGGTTAATCTTGTTGCTTCCTCTATTCCTTTGTTATAATCATACCAGAACTTAAAGGCTACCCCAACACCTACTATTCCGGCAATGACAAGAAAGGCAGGATTAGCAAGAAGACCTGTTAAAGCTCCTCCGAATGCCTTAACAGATGTAGTACTATTGGTAAAGAACGACTTTAAGCTTGCTTCCCCGGTAGTAGAAGATTGTGCTAACTGCAAGAATGAATTACCGAACTCGGTATTTAATCCGAGCACATTCTTTATAGCGTTTTCGTAATTACCGACTTGTCCGTAAAATCTCCCTAACGCTTCATTCTCTGCATTAAGCTGGCTTTGCAATGATGATATCTTTTCGGATAGATCTTTCTTTTGAGCTATTTCGGATTCTGTATTTCCAAGGACTTCATATTGACGAACCAGACGTGCTATCTCAGCTTCCAGTTTTTTAATACTTCCTGTTCTGTTTGTTTCTTCCTTGATGTTGTTCTGTATCTCTTTGCGCAACGCCTTTATCTTATTGTTGTACTGCGTTGTGATCTCAGCATTTGCAGCAACAGCCTTGTTGTATTCATCTTCTGTTTTTGTGCCGTCCTGTACTTCTTTCTTATATTCAGCGTTTGCCCTACGGATATCCTCGATAGCTTTTTTATATTTAACTATTCCGGATATGGCATCTTCATACCGAACATCTATATCCAGTATGATATCTTCCTGCTTACTGTTTGCGTCTGCCATTATTTCAAGTATTTAATAAATGAAAGAAATTTTCTGTCTTTTAAATAATTTAGATCGTATTGGTGTTTATATGCTTCCCTCTCAAAAGATATATTCATATAGGCGTATTTTATCTGCCTGTATTGAATAATGCGAAACATAAACTCTAGGATATACCAAACATAAAAGAATACGAAAAACATTTCTATCATCTGTCTGGTATGTATGCGCTCATGATTAATCATCCAACCCCTTAAAGGATTAAATTCTTTTCTTGCAAACAACACTCCAAGTATATTGATTGCTATGTATCCTTTTAGTGGTAATATTTTATTATAAATGACTATCATTCTTAATATTATATAGTACAAATATAGTAATTTTATTTAGAATGATTCTAAATAAATGAAATATCTTAATCGATTATCTATTGAAAAACAAATATTTAATACATTTGTGATATAACAAACTTTTAATTAATATGAAGAATTTATTTTACATACTATTAGCGGTTCTTTTATTTACTTCGTGTTCGATGTATAAATCAATTAATGAAACAGTTGTTATTGATTATTCGAGATATACAAGTCAAGGTTTCTTTATTACAGAAAGTAACTCTGTTAGTTTTGATTATAAGCCTATTGGGTCTGTAGTTACAGTTGTAAAAGGAACCAAGAAAAAAGAAACAGGCAAACAAGGTAAGGGAGATAGCGTACAGGAACGTAAGAAAAGTTTTTTTGAGGAACCTAGAGCTGAGTATTATTCTGTGTATGAAGCTATAGATGAGTTTGTTCGAAAGAGTAAAAATGCAGGTGCTAATGGTGCAATAAACTTTAAGGTATCATATACAAATGATAAAGAATTCGGGAATGGATATGTTATTACAGGAATGGCTATAAAGAAATAAAATATGAAACATTTATCTTGTGTGTTACTTGTCGTGCTTGTTATTTCCTGCTCGTCAGATAACGAGAATGAACCGGAATATATCGATAACTCCCTGCTGTGGGGTTCATGGTACAGAAAAGACACAAGCGTTGACTCAACAGTGTATATTTTTAAAACAGACCTATGCACTAGCGAGTATTGGGAAACATGGCCAACGACTTCCAAGGTTGATTCATATTCATGGACTTATAAACTAACAAAGGATAATATCATATTAAATGATAAGCATGAAAGGCCTTATAAGCTTGCGGGTAATAAGCTATCAGTATTTGAGAATAAATCAACGTGGATAGAATATACTAAGGTAGAATAAGAAAGGGGCAAACGCCCCTTTTTCTTTATCTATAATATGGCATGCGTATCAGCTTACATTTAGCGAGTCCATCGGTATTAACCGTAATCTCTTGCATCATGTAATAAGTGCCGTCGATAAATATAGGAACAAGCTCATTGTATGTGTACAGGTCTAATCCTTTCAGATATACATAACATTCTAATATGGCAGGCTGATTGATAATAAACTGATAGGTATCGTAGTATTTCTTAATAAGTCCGTTATCGCCCATAAAATACATTTCTTTGTCAAAAAATGCGCTTAAATATCCAATACCTGTAGACTCATCACTATATCTTCTTTTTATCAACACTCTATAGCTAACACTCTTATAATTACCGGACGCATCATATATCGGAATATACGCGTATGTATTAGCGTTAGAATCTGTGATGTTATCGGATGGAGCAAAATAAAGCTCGAACAATTCTTTCTCTTTGGGGATGGTTTGATTGTCTATAGTGAAGTATCCGTCTGCTTTTGTCTTTACCGAATCGTCCTTCTTATATTTGATTATATTCTTTTGAGCATAGTCTGAGTACACATACGTCATAAGCATATTTTTTCTGTCGGCTATTAAGTTTGTCCAATCATATGCTTTGTATTTACCCCCATAGATATCGGATACGGAAACAAACTGTATAGCCGAATTGTTGATATCTGCCTTATAGAATACAAACAACCCATATTGCCACATAATATTTTTAAGGAAGTCAACAACGGTAAGATCAGGAAGGTTAGGGACAATTGGAAATTTATCACCGAATTTTACTTCATCGTATCTGACATAAATATCATGTCCTATAGAGGTAACAAGTATTTCAGTTCCATCAAGCTTAACGTATGATGTGCTTTTTCTATACTGGGCTGCTATGTATATGTTCTTATCCTCCGTTAGATCGAAGCTAAAATCTAAAGCCATAGTACTAACATAGTCGCCATCTTCATTCATGGTGATAGGAAAATATTGTTCTGCATATACATTTAAACTATCAGTCGCTATTACTCTTAACTGGTAGCTTGTAGGATCAACCAATGTATTTGGAACCTTAACAAAAGAACTGGATTTGATAATAACAGTAGAACCCTCTTTTCCTTTTATCATGTTTACATCTGAGATTATACCACCGCCTATTAAATCAGGGTTACCAGATACGGCTGTAAACTTAAAGAATGAAAATTTATATGCGCCAGTCGTGTTGTATCCTATTAAATTTATATGAGCGAAATACTTATCGGCCCATGTTATTTCATTCGCGTTCTTATCAATGAGCGGAACCCATCGCTTAGTGAATACATCCCCGAACTTCTCAACATCATAAATGAATTGTACGCCTGTATCAGCTTCAATAAGCTTTAAGATATAATCATACGTCACTGATGGGTGGATATACTGTATGTCGCTTAAACCATGCCCGAAATCAATTTTAATAAATCCTTTTTGCGCTGTTGAACTATCCGGTAAGAATGGTGTGTCATTAGACCAAGTTAGATACTCGCTACTAGATATATCCCTAAGCTTAAGATCCTTTAGTTTTAACAGGTTGATAGTATTACCCCATACAACGGAAAGCTCGAGATCTTCTTCTCCTGATTTAAGTAAAGTACATATCCCTTTAATGAATGTGAGTCCATCCCTTATTTCTTCGAATGTATGTTCACGGTATGGAAAAATAGAATAGACATCAGGATTATTAGAGAGTCCGAATATTGTAAGGTTCCTTTGCGTTTTTGGTACTTTATATGTTGTTGTCCTGTTAGATAGTATCTTTGTTATATCCCTGAATATAGGAGATGTAAAGATATATCCCGCAGCGTTATCATTCTCGATATCTATCTGCTGCTCGTCTATGTATACTTCTCGGATCATAATGTTTGTAATTGACGTTTGTTAGGTATCATATATAACTCAAAGTCTTGCAACTCTGAAGTGCCTTTAACGAATGTTCCTTCTGCAACTGATATAGATATCCAATTTTGTTTATTTTCAGTATCATAACCAAGGAACATATCTATAACAGGGCTTTCGATCAACCCTAAAAGTAAGTCGAATGTAATAGAATCTACCAACGGAGCATAAAGTTTGATGGTTTCTTCCGCATACTTTCCTATTGATTTACCGGTTCCAAAATGATATTTATCTGTAAGAGATACTCTATAAAATATACTATCATAAGCAATACTATTATTCTTTGTAGTTATACTTTGATTGCTTGATTGGAAGAGATAATAATTATATTCGCCGTATTTATTTATCCATCTGAGATAGACACCATCACTTGGACAATCGACAACATTTATATCTATGCTAAGATCTTTCCCTAATAATATTCTTTGCTGGCCAAATGTATAATCAAAAGTATAATCAAATGTTTTTCTATACACTTCGTCATAACCTTCGATATGTATATTTCCTGATGATGATATATCTGAAATATCTATATTATGTTTACCGGGTGACAGAGTTTTATATTCTACTCCATTAGCTTTTAAGACTATTGCTTGCTCTGTATATAACGGAACAGTAAATGGGAACCCTTTGAAATAAGTCAACGTTTTATTTTGGGTGTATGTTTCACCTATTTGTAAAGCCCCCCAAATAACAGGAATAGAACCTTCATATATTATACCGGAGCTATTCTTTATTACAAATGACAATACCTTATATAGCGTTGTATCATTCTCTTCTATTTTGTAAAAATGTAGCCTATCAAACAATGACTTTGCTATTGCCGACAACTCAAATGTAACAGTTAATGTCTCCTGATATGGTTCTTTCTCTATTTTTATCCCATTGGATTCAAGAATCAAAGAATCTTCTACAGTATAATTATTTACAAAAATACGGATAGGGTTAAATGCAAATCCAAGATCCGGGTAAATTATTTCTATGTCGCCTACTGTTGTAATCATAATTTCTGAATTTCGACTTTGAATATTCCTGTTAATTTAGTTCTTATATCATTGACAGCCTCTTGTGTAGGCTTCGTGAATATATCTTTCCTACCACCTTGCATATATAGGCTTGTGCCTTCCGATGCTATTTTATGGGAAACAGCCCCGGCAAAACTCATTAATCCTCTCTGTTCTGCTGAATATTTAGGCTGCCATTTATCAGACGGTTCTCTTTTATATGGTATAGGGTCAAATGGTATTCCCTTGTCTAATATCCATTTCTGAATAATTTCATTTATATTTCTCGGTGTCTTGCCTTCCTTACGTCCTGTTTCTAGTGTAGCAAAATACTTGCGTCCTTTCAACATAGCACCTGTTCTTGTCTCTTCAATCATTAGAGAGTTTATAGTTTTACCACTTGCCTTTTGGTTTGCTGCTAAATGGTTTTCTATTATCTTACTCTCTAGACTGACAAGGGATAGAATAACGGTTTTCTTTATGTTTTCGGACAGATTCATAGTACACAGTCGCCTATTAATTCTTTCAATTGAACTTGTATCGTTACCCCTGTTAAATTTTGATCTAACATATCATACACAACAGAATAAGGAATAGTCTCAGGTATTGGAGCAAACTGTTTTGATTTGTTTATAGCTATGACAAATTTCTTAGCATAATCCTTCATCCGTTCTACTGTGCTATCATTCTCTTCTCCGTCAAAATCAAGATCAGCAAGATCAAGAAAAGCTATAAGACAATTAGGATAATCTCTGAAATTACCATTATGATTATACAATTGTCCTGAGACAGGTAATACGCTTAGGCATACAGGAAATTTAACCTTATCAAAATCAAATTCTACATTCGCTCTAGTCCAATCATTGTACATATAATCAAGACCATCAATGGTTTGAACTATATCTTTTATCTTCTGCTGTACACTCATCTTGTTAGTTTTTGTTGTTGAGTAATTATTTGCCTATATCTTTTTTCGAAGATATTATTATCTGAATCTATTTTAAGGCATTGGTATATCCTCATCCAGTTAAGCTCTACAACTTCATCGTGATTAGATATACCCATCCTTCTTGCATACCAATCTATTGTACCGAAAAATCCATGTGATAATTTCTTTATTCCGGCTCTTTCTTCTTCTGCCGTTGGTTTATATTCGATATCTTTAAATAGGTTAGTTATACGGCTTATTTCGTTTTTAGCATATAGCGCAAACCCAAGACAATCGAATGCACTAAGTGATATAATATCATTATATTTTAATCCATGTAATACTTCAAACGAAACAAATATTAGGTCATGAAATGATTTTATTTTAGTCTGTAGTTCTATTAGCTGTTTGAACTTTAATTCATCAAATGAAACTCTAAACATTTCTGAGAATTTATAATTATTTAGTAATCCAAATAACTCATCAATTTTACTTTCATCTAAATTAAAAAGATCCATATAAAATATAAATTCCTCTAATGTTGTATGCCTATCTATTATCATTTTGTTATAATCTCTATTTTACATTTTTGGCATTATATGTATATAAAACTTACGTTATGACAGAGGTGTAAGCTTTTGGGGCTTTACACATTCTATTCTCCATCTTCTTTAGTTCAAACCATACACGCATCATCAGATTATCTGCCTCGTCTGTTGATTTACCTAGTATGGACTTTAGCATCTCCTTTGTTATTACTTTAAGCTTTGTATCCTTATCGGCATCTATTTGTTTTATTTGCTCCAACTCTTTTACGACTCTTTCTCTGTCTACAATGGGTTCGTTCTTAAGATACATTAAATTACTATTCACTATTTCGGCAAGTTTGAAATAACATTGAGATCTTAAGTTCTGGTAATTTCTTACTTCTCCATAAATGGGTAGTGGCTTTGAATTATTTACAAATCCTTTGCATCTTAAGTTATCAACAAGCCCACCACCTACACCATCTTCATCAGCAATAGTATTACTGTTTGGTACCGAATATTCAGTTTGTAATTTTCTTGCTAAGACTGTAAGATCATCTATTCTACATTTCGGTATTACTTTTTTATAAATAGAAATAAGCCCCTCCCATATCCTTATTGTAGTATCATCTTTCCCTAGTCTTGCAACATCAATTGTCATATATCTAGGACCTCCGGATACATGGGAATTTGTGAAAAGATCGACTATTTTTTCATATTGCATTAAGACGTATGGGTCATCATCATATTCCCATTCTCCATCCAGAAGTCTTGCCCTGCTTATAGGATCTAAATTTTTAAGATTCTCAATATAGAATTTATCTACAAATGGATTATCTGTAACTAATGCCTGAATAAATGCTTTATCATCTGGCAGTATTCCGTCCCTGTGTGGTTTATAAAATCTGTTATAGACAAAATTCTTTGTTGGATTACATGCTCCGAACATCTTTGGAATAAGCCCATTCTTGGCAACATCATGCCTGATACGTGACATAACTATATTCCAACACTTCTCTGTTATCTGGCTATTTTCATCTATAGCAGCCCCTGTAATTTCTAATGATCCAAGTTCGTCAAACTCAGGATCAGATGGATAATAAAATAAATCCTTAAGTATTATAAGCGAACCGTTATAAAATTGTATAGTGTTAGGGTTTTCTTTATCATTAGCCCCATTGTATTTGTAATAGTTTGGTGTTATTCCCTGCATACTAAACACCTTGAAGAGAGATTTCAATGTGGTCTCTTTGAGCGTCTTCATCTTTGCTCTTCCAAGCAGCCATTTAGTATCAGGATATTTTAGAGAATTTTTTGTAAGCCAATAAGATTCTAATATAGATTTACCACCTCCGGCAGCTCCTCCATATTGGACTTCTCTTGTTTTTTTATCTTCAAGTAAGTCAATCGTTATAGTCTGTTTGTGGCTTAGCTTCATACGTTTTTTCTTCTTTCCAAATAATGTTTACATCACCTGAGTGTTGAGTCTCTATTTTATCCCTCCACCTATCAGGCTTCCGATTCTTAAGCCAGAATATACCTGCTGTTGTATCAGGTGGTTGCTCTTGCTGTAAATTAACTATTTCTATTGATTCTATTTCGGTTTTTTGCCCTTTATCGTTATAGGTTACAGTTTTTACCTTAAAGGCTTGCTGTTGGTTTATTATAGCACCTTTGGCTCTATTGTAGAGGCTTGATGCTATTATAGCGTCAGCCTCAGATTTCCCCTTTTTTATGGACTCAAAAAATTCGGTATGATCATTCTTCCAATTATTTATGGTCGTCTCTGTAACCTCAAAGAATTGAGCCAAATCTTTATCTGTTGCACCTAATAAACAATATTTATAGGCCAGTTCGACATACTCTTCTTTAAAAGATGTAGGTCTACCAACTTTATTCTTATCATCATCAATCATAACTATCTAGTTTATAGTACAAATATATTAATTATTATTTAGATTTATTCTAAATAGTAGAAAATAATTAAGGGATATAGTTTTCCTATACCCCTTTTATTAAATTACTCAAAAACAGATTCTATTGCTTCATCTAATGGTTTTTGGTTATCCGGTTGAATAAATCCTTTAGCAAGTAGCATATTATAAGTTGTCGCTTCCTGCCTTGCTTGTTTAAATGTAAGATGTTTCATAATTAATTATTTAATTAATAAAAAAGGTTATTTAAAAAGAAGGCAACCTTAGTGATGTGGGGTTGCCTTTTTGTTTTGTTGATGTTTATTCGCTTCTATTATCTTATCATACATGATTTGGTTTTGGTTGTATACCTTTATTCCGTATGATACTGTTGAATGATCGTATCCGACTATGTTTCCAATATCTTCTACTTTTAGACCTTGCTTTCTTAATTCAGTAAAACGCTTATATCTTAAGGCTACTTCGATACCTGAACTTCCTTTTCTTTTTGCCATGGTTAATCTTCTAAGTCGTATTACTGTATTACGCATAAATCAATATACCAATCACCAATAATGGGAATAGTATAATGAATATGGGTATCAAATCTAGTTTCGGGTTGTGAATGTGCGATGATGTCAACTTCATCACTACCAAATGTGAAACGAGATAATTCCTTAAAAAATGCTGCAACTAAATAAGTTGGTGATTCGTAGTTCTCTTTCCATCGTACGGCTATTAGATCCATATCTGATACACAAGTACCATGAATAGCTAAAGCATACCCGCAATCCATAGCTATCTTTCTAAGTCCTTCCAAAGCACAAGCATAAAACATCGGCCTAGGATTTGATTTTACTTCTGATTTATCTTTCATTTTGTTACATTTTGTTGTACTGGCCCGTTGACGAACCATCACTTTTGATATTTAAACCGGGAATATTTTTAAAAAATGTCAGAAATGAATAAGTTTAAAGCCTAAATCAATAGCTAAATCATATTCTAAACTAGCCCCTTTTGAATACTCC